AGGATTTATATAGCATGGATTTTTAATTTGACAACAAGTTTTATTATGCTAGATTGTGTAAAAAACAAAAAGGAAAAAATGATAACAAAAGAAAACTTAAAACAATACTTTAATTTTTTAAATGGTGGTCAAGGGTTTGATCATTGGTCGCCATCATCCACACAAAACTTTACAAGATTTATTCTTAACTATTCTTTACCACAAGAACTAAGAAGATCTTTTTTAATCAGATACAAAGCACCCTTTGGTAATCTAGTGAACAACACAGCTCAAAGATTACTGTGTGAAGTTTTATTTCAAGGCGATAAAAAAATAAAATTAGAAAATAAAAATTATGATGATGTCTTTCAACAAGAACTAGATGAGATCAATAAATTAACTCCACCAGTAGATGACAAAGATAAACTAGGTAGAGACATGATGGTAGAGTTTGCACATCCTACTATTAAGAATGTAGAGAAAGCAGTTAAAGAAATATTTAATGATGAGAAGTTAGTTGCTGAACGATATGTGTCGAGCAAGGAAGATGAAATGCTGTTCGATATTATTGGTCGTATTGATTATGAATCAAATACCAAACTGATGGAGCTGAAAACTAAACCACCTAGTTTAAAAAAAAAACGAGGTAAGGATGAATACTATTTAGCAACAACACAATTACCTACTGAACCAGATCCTAACCATATTAAACAAGTAGCTTTCTATTATCAATGCACCAAAAGAATACCACACTTAGTTTATGTCAATGAATTGGAATATAAAATATTTGATAAAGAATACTATCAGCTCAATCCAAAATATTTAGAGGACCAATACAATCTTATGGTTCAAAGAATAAAATCTTGGGAAGAACTAATTATATTTTGTAAAGGAGATATTAAAAAGTTATCTAACTTTGCAGAGCCACCAGAATTAAATCATCCTTTCTTTTATAGGGATTTAATACAAGAACAAAAGCAAACAATCAAAAACTTATGGGGATTGGATGCTTAACAAAAACATAGGAGAAAAAATGAAAACAAACATATATCAAAAACTACATAAGGCAGCTTGTGAAGCGGGTGGTGTTGCAAAAGGAAAGAAAGTTCCTGGTATGCACTTCAATCCTTTACAACATGATGAGGTACAAAAGGTAGCAATGGAGTCATTGTTAAACAATGGGTTGTACCCTATCTGTAATTACACCAATGAGATCAAGGAAAACTTTGTTATGGTTACTTGCACCATGAGAATACATGATGTTGAAAACCCAGAAAGTTATGTTGACATCAATGGATGTAGTGCCATGGGAAACCTAGATAAGTTTGGTACAGGTAATGGTATGAGTTATGCCAAGAAGTACGCATTCTTGAATGCACTTAATTTAAAAACAGGTTTGGATAATGATGATGGTTATAAAGCTAGTCCTTTTAAACCAAGCAATACTAAACCTACTAACAATATTCCACAAACAAGAGTAAGTGGTACAGCTCACATAAGTGAGAAGTCCACTATTAGTGGTACAGGTCATCTCGACATGAATGTCGATATGAATCAAGTAAGAGATGCCATAAAATCTATTAAAGATATTTATGCTCTAAGGAAATTTAGAAAAGATAATCCTAGCTTATTTGATCCTAATAAAAATCTCAGAGTGTATCGACAAGTCACAGATTTGTATGATGTACATGAGACTAAACTAAACCAACAAGGAGTAATATAATGAGTGATAAGATATATATAAAACTTACGCATAACGCAGACAAACAAGCAGGAGATAACAGACCAGTATTTGTTGCACCAATAAATCCTAAAAGTCCTCAAGGCAAAACTTGGAGACTTGGAACTAAGATAGGAGATACTTGGTACAATCAAGCTGCATTTGATGATCTTGATGAGCAAGGTAATCCAACAGGAATTATCAATGTCGTCTTGACACCATCAAATTCTGGATCAACAGCTGCCAAGCCTAGCGGACAGCAGCAATCTTTTGGCAACAACAATAGGTTTGCAAAAGGTCAAGGTTCAGACTATAAACAAAACAATTACAATAGATACTAATTGTAATTCAATGGTGTGGCGGAAGTTTTTTGGGTATTATCAGCTAGTTCTTTCCCTTTCATCTAGCTCCCACTTTGTTTTTCTTTCGCCATACCTTTAAAAAACAATTATGAAGATAACAGATTTAGATAAAGAAATTAAAAAGAAGATTGTTGAAGATCGACAAAAAGATTATGGAGACTATCAATATAATTTTTATATGTTAGCAGAAATGTTTACATTGGTCCTTGCTGATAATTTAAAAAAGAGAATTAAACCACACCAAGTAGGTCATATTATGATGGCACTTAAACTTTATAGAGCCACACGAGGATATAAAGCTGACAACTATCACGACATGAGTATCTATAATGATATGTCATTTAGCTTACATAAAAAAGATATAGACAAACAGGATAAAACATGACAAAATACAAACGAATTATTAATGGAGAATGTCATTTTGAAATGATTGAACTCTTTAATGATGTAGAGAAAGCTGCAAACAACTCGAATAGAGGAGAGTTTGTAGAATGCAAGATCGAAAATTTAAAATTTGATTTTGCAAAAGTAACAAAGGAGCATGATGGAAAACATCAAGATGCACCTGCAAAAGCTAAAGGATCTTCAAGCGAAGAAACATCAGAAGTTCCTGGAAGCAAAGCATAAAGTAAATAAGTATCAACAAGATTCTTATAAATTACTTTGGCAAATTGAGCAGGTGAAAGAAAAGTTATTAGCTAGTAAATAGTTATTAACTTCATAGTTGTAAAAAAACAAGAAAGACAATAGGGGATCTATGACTAAAATTGAAAGTAAAATGTTTGGTGAGATTAAACTTGCCATGAAAGCTGGACACTATTCCAATTTAACTTACAAAGAAAAACAAATATATAAGAACGCATTTAAGAATGGTTACAAGTTAGCTAAGATACACATCAACAAAAGCAAACAAGAATTTAAACCAAGAAGAATTATCACACACTCTTATTCCACACCTAATAATAAAGTTTATTTACTTATAGATAAAGTATGTAAGAAATATTTTATCAGTAAGAAAGAATTGTTTAGCAAGATTAGAACTCAAGATGTAGTCAGAGCTAGAAATATTATTCACAATCTATTGAGTGAGAAATATAATATGAACCTATCTAATATTGGTAGATATTTTGGACAAGATCATACTACAGTTTTACACTCCTTACGAATGAAACATAACAAGCAAAGATTTTGGGATTCAAATCAAACGATATGGCAAGAGTATCAAGAGTTAAAAGAAATATTGTAGGTGTTAATTGGCATCTTCGTTATCGATTAAAGATTGAAGACCTAGAGCATAAGCTAGATGATATGCGATTGTATGTTCGACAGCTAGAAAAAAAGTTAAAGAAACTTACTTCTTCTTCTTTGGAAAACCCATCAACATATTGTGATAAGCCTTATCAGAAATTGTAGATTTCTTTTTAGATCTACTGATCCCTTTTTTTTTACGCTGATTAATGTTATAGTATAAACCTTTTTTTGGCATTAGTATTTACCTTTCATTTTAACTGTCATTCCTTTTTTCTTTGCATATTCTTTTGCTTTTTTCTTTCCAGCTTTCGTATAGCTGAACTTCTTTTTTCCGACCATTGGCATTGTTGTTCTCCTTATATTTGCGTTCACAATAATTATCAAAACAAGAACCATCTTTACCATCATGGCAAAAATATTTCTTGGTATAGGTTATAATCCATCCACCTTGATTACTCAATAGTTCTTTATTGCATTCTTTACAATAACCACAAACTAATACTGTTGATTTCTTTTTAACCCAGGTTTTTTTCACTAACAATTCCAAGCACGAAGTGCTTTATTAATTCTTGAGTTAGGATCTCTTGCAGTCTTAGCTGATGTCAATTTCTTCTTCATGCCTTTCATCCTTGCACAGAAGCTAGCTCTTCTTTTGTTGCCTACTTTTTTACTTGGTGCTTTTAGATTGCCACCAGTAGCTTTGTTATAACTTCGTCTACCTTTAGCATTCAATCCACCTTTAGGATTCTTTCCTGCTTTTCTTTGCCATGCTTTAGTTTTATATGCCATAACTATTCTGCTGGACTATTTCTGCTTCCATTAATGTAATTATATACTCTACCAATAGCTTTATCAATTCCAAACAATTCACCTTTAATATAGTTTGTATCTTCTTTTAAATCGACAATAGATACTAGAACCCAAGTACATAAACCAAACAATGCACTACCTATAAATCCTATAATCCATTTAATATCAATTTTCATTTTGCAACTTTACCTTTGTTGATACCTTTTTTAATTACATAATCTTGTGTACCATTAGCACCTACATTAACTTCTTTCTTTAGAAGTTTAAATAGTTCTAGTTCTTTTAATTTTTTTTCTAACTTCTTATTAAACATTTCAATAATCTTAGTGTCTCTCATACGATACCACTCCAATCATCTGGATTATTCTTTTTCTTTTTTTTCTTCTTTTGTTTAATGAATTGTTTTTCTACCCAATAAAACCATGAATCTATCCAACCAAAAAAAGTATATAACCATCTGTCAATCATCTACCTTGACCTTTGTATCTTGTTTGTTTCTTTTGTCTCTTCTCCGACTTTGATTGAGATTTTTTATGCACACCTTTTCTCTTTTTAGGTTTCTCTCTTGGTATAAAATGTGTGAACTTTTGCTTTGCCATAGGTTTACCTATCTCTTTTCTTTAGAAAAGCCATTACTTCTTCTTCTTATATTTCTTTTTCTTTTTCTTCTTACCAGTCTGCTGTGCAAGAAGTGTAGGTTTCTTTTTGCTGTATTGAGATACAAACATTGTAGGTATTTGTTGTGACATATTATTTCCTCTTAATTAATTCAGTTCCTTTTATACCATAAATTGCACCCACTACAGATACAAATAATATTTGAAACCACATTGGAAGCTCATTAAAGTATTCAAAGAATAAGTCTAGCTTTACTTTAATATCTGGATCGTTGCTGAAAACACTATAGACCAATAACAAAATAGGAAGAGATACAAGTATAAGTACAAACTCGTCTTTCCAACCTTTGTCATTAGATGCAATAATTTCTTTTTTATATTCCAGTTCTCCATTAGCTAACTTTTCTGCGTGTAATCTCTCTGCATCAGACATAAGCATCTTAGTTCTTTGTCTATTCTGATACAGGTGAGAACCTGTCTTTATACCCATCGATAATAATTTCAACCACATTTTATCTTATGTCTCCAATTATTG